GTTCTTGTTTAACAAAGTCGGCTTTGTGGACAGCAAAATTATCAGGCGCAACCTCTTGCTCGGTAATGGCGTTACCTAGAGCGGCATACAACCTTTTGGCGTTTTCTGGTGTGAGGTGGAGGTACCTGCCATCGCGGTTGATCACAACGTAGCCCCCAGTAGGGGAGTGCTCGTCGACGGAATCTCCGCTAGAGATCCAGAGGCTTAGCGAGTCGAGGTCGATGATCAGATCGCCCCATTCGTTGAATTCGAGAATCATGGTGTCAGTGCAAGCAGTGGCGGGGACAGGCTAGAGCGTGGAGCTGGCGGCCTTTGTTGTCAGTGAATACCGTGCCAATCGGCTCGGAATGTGCAAGGTAGAGGATCATGTGAAAGCTGAGCCTCCAGCGTCTAAATAAGCCTGATGGGCTTCTTCTGGAGTGGGATAGGTGCCAACGTGCCTGTTCTTAAGCCTGGCGCAATAGAAATCGCCCTTTTGTTTGGCGCGAACCACACCTCTTGGCAGACTGCCCGAACCAATTACTCGGCTGGCAGTGTTGTCATGGTGTGACAGCAGTCTCAGGTTCTCTATGCGGTTGTCGCTGCGAACCCTGTTAACGTGATCCACATCCATTTCTTCAGGGTCAACGCCATGGACATAGACCCAGGCGATGCGATGCTCATAGTATTGAATGCCATCGATTTTGATCTGTCGATAGCCATCTGGCTTTAAGAAGCCAGCACGGCGGCCAAGTCGACCACTTACAAGCCTGTGACGAAACTCCCCCGTTTCGGGGGAGTATGCCAACTTCTCGTGAAGTCTTCGCTGGGACGGGAGTGGGATCATGTGAAGGCAGCCTCAAAGACGTTGGGGAGTTGCTCCTCGAAGATGTCCTTGACGGCTTGAGCAATCAGACGGTGCTCCAGCTGTGTCTCGATACCTGCGCGGATCTGGATGTAGTGGATCCAGCTGCGGATGCTGCCACTCATGTAAAGCCTTGTGGGCGTTCCAAGGGGCAGGATGGACCTAGCACACTCTTTGGCCACTCCCTTGCCAAGCAGGTGCTCGTAGAGGTCAATGGCGCTGTTGTAGTGCGTCAGGATCTGCCTCTCCGTCAGGGCGACGAACTCGGGGTCAAGATCATCGTGGCTGGCCTGCTTGTTCTTCAGGTCCTGAGACCGCAGATGGGGGACACCGAAGGCTCCAAGCTGATCGACAGAGCTGTAGCGCTGGCTGAACTCTTGGAAGCTGAAGGAGCGGTGACGGAGCACCTGGGCAGCGATTGCGCGGGTGGTATTGATCTCCACCTGCATGCTGGCCATCTCGAAAGGTGAAAAGTGCTTATGCTTGAGCAGGTAGCGGATCAGCCGAGGTGCCGTCTCGTTGTTGTGCTGGTTCTGCGGGTTAGACACCCTGGCCATGTAAACGATATTTTCCTCCGCATTGGGAGTAATTGAGACGAGCTTAGCTGTGTGGACCTCGCGGTTCATGGGATAGACCTCCAGAGTTTACGGTTGCGGACGTTTTCGATGGTAGTTGACGAAACGTTGTAACGCTTAGCCAGCTCAAAGTGACGAAGGGGAGAGGAGCGGATTGCTCGCACGTCGTCTTCTGAAAGTTTAGCACGGCCATTGCGAAAACCGTGCCTATTGATCGTTTCGTGATTTTTCTTAGGAGTACCCCAAGAGAGGTTGTCAAGCCTGTTGTTAGACGGGTCGTCGTCCGCATGGAGCGTCTGGCACCCTTCTGGGCAAGGTCCAACAAAAGCCTCCAGTACGAGGCGATGGACCAGCACCAAGCGTGCCTTGCCGTTTTCGGAGAGTTTGACTCGACGGTATGGGTGACTACCTTTTTTGATGTTAAAGGCCAGGACGTGGCCGCTCTCCGACCTGCGGACTAGCCCGCTATCCGAAACTTCGTAGCTTGGGTAGTTGGGGCATTGCAGCCAAGTCATCAGAATAAATCTTCCTCAGGTTCTTGGGTTTCAATGAAAGGTTGATACCACCCAGGATACCGTAAGGTGTTGATGGCTGGAGCGTTATTTGACCAATCGTTACTTTCCTGGCAACGCTTCAGGCGGCGAAGTGCTGCTTCACACTTGCGCATGCCTTCTTCCAGCATCTCGTCAGACACCTCAAAAAGGTCGACGGAGTAGGGAGCCTTGCGCTCGACTGCAGCAAAGATGAAACGGAACGGTTTTCCGTACGCCTCTTCTGCCGCCTTGGTGTAGTAGGCTGCCTGGAAGTCGTAACCTAGGCCGACGACCTTCTTGGTGAACAGCTCAGGGTTAACCGTGTCGGTCGTCTTGAGGTCAAGAACGATACCCTCGTCAACCAGAACACTGTCCAGGCGTGCCTTGCAGCGCAGCCCAAGCCAGTCCCAGTAGATTGAGACCTCGTTGCGCTTGATGTACTCAGCGTCGGTACCAGCGTACCATTCGATCTGCCTGAGGCTTTCAGCCATGCCTTGCACAGCACCCCAGGGATCATCCTTGCCGCCAGTGGTCAGGATCTTCTTGCGGCCAATGGATTCCTTCCATTCCTTACCCTCCTTACTTGTAAGCTTGATGTTCTCAGGGCGCTTGACGTACTGAGCATCGAAAGCTTCCTGGCCGTCCAGGATCAAGCAGTGAGCAGCTGTACCCATCTCCATAGCAGGAGTCGGCATCATCTTAAAGTCCAGAGCAGCCTTGTAGTGAGCTGGGCTCTGCAGGATCTTCTTGAGGCTTGATTGGTTGATGCCTTCTTCTCGCCTGTAGGCGAAATCAGACTGGTTGTAAGCTACTTCGGCCATGCGGTGGGCGGGACACTGTCCCCATTATACCGCGTAGATCTTGATCACCCACTTTGACTCATCCTTCTTGGCCTTTGTCCATTTCACCTCAAGCTGAGGAATGATCGAGACGCGGTCATCGACCCAGAGCACTTTGTTCACGCTGTCAAACAGGGCACCGATGATGTTGTCACCGTCAGCACGGCCCTCACCCTGGACTTCAATCTCAACACGGATTGGTCCTTCCAGTGGTGGCCAGGGCCACTGCTCTTGAACCTGCCGCAGCATTTCCTTCTGCTTCTTGCGATAGTCGGCGGGCATGAAAACACCTCGGGTGGTTACCCGAGGCCTTGCCTTCGAATACAAAGGCATCTCAATCGTTAGTGTAGTGATCAGTTCCAAGGATGAAGGCCCCCGCAATAACTGCAATGGCCAAGTTTACCGACAGGAACACAATCGTGCTAACGTCTGGAACTGGAATGGTCACCTCCCACTGGAAAATGACCTGTTCTGGAACTTCTACTGTTGGTCGCACTTTTTCAGCAGCATGCGAGCTGCTTCGAGCGGGGTCTTGGCGAGGTCCCAGAAGGGGCCTTCGTTGACACCAACATAGCCAGACCGCTTAAGCCTGGACTCAGCCTGCTCCATGATCAGCATGTTCTCGACGCCAACCAGGATTAGCGGGCGTGGTTCCATGTGGTTGACCTGCAGGAGTTGAACCACCGTCAGGATCTCTAGGAGAGTGCCCCAGCCCCCTGGGAGGGCGATGAAAGCGTCACAGGTAGCGAACTCTTCCAAGCGGGTGAAGAAGTTCTTGTGGTGGTGATCCTCTTGGACATGCTCGTTGGTCTCGGCCTCGAATGGCAGGAAGATACTATAGCCGAGGGAGCAGACGCCCTCAGCACAGACCTTCTTGGCACCCAGGTTGGCGGCCTCCATGAGCCCAGGACCGCCACCAGTAGCGACGGTCCAACCGTTCTTCACCAGCAGTTCGGCGGCTTCGGTGGTCTGGCGGTAGATGGGCTGGATGGATTTGGGTCGCGCCGACCCGAACAAGGCGACCTTTTTCATTGCTCGCACCGTCCAAGGTCATTCAGGATACAGCTAGAGCCGTTTTTCTTGACACCGAAGATGATGCCACGGCGCTCGAAGGTGCTGACGATCTCGTCCTCCTCGAACTGATCCAGGTCTTTACGTGACAGGATGGAGAAGATCTCCTCTTCTGTCAGCTCAACGGGGCCAAGGGAGGGGTCCCACATGTACTCGTCATCCGAATCCCAGTAGGTCAGGTGGCTGTCGTCAACGTCGGCCTGGGGGACGGTGATGCCGTACTCGTAAAGCGGCACAGAGCCGTTTGCAGCCTCGTACGCTGCATCCTGCAGAACGTCCTGATAAGACACGTTGTAGGAGCTTCTAGCGCCCTCTAGGGCCTCAATCTCGCGGTTGATGTACCAGATGGCCTTCTTCAGGTCTTCTGCAGTCTTGCTCGGGTCCTTTCGGCCAGCGCGACTGATGTATTTAACGGCATTCCCGAGGCGATAGCTAAGCTGCCAGTCCTCGATGACGTCGATGGTCTCGTACTTACGGCCTTCGGCATAATGCGACGGACGGTTGATGGGATCGTGGGTCATTTGCTGGATTCCTCCTTGAGGTTGCGGTTGTCTCTGCAGACAACTGTTTTTTGCTCACGCTTGAGGCGGACTGTCACTCCATCCTTCATCCATTGTACCACTGTTCCTGCTTTCCACCCGCCTCCGCAATAAACTTTAACGGGTGTTCCCTTCCGCATTGAACGCATTGGCAGGGGCTCTTGCTGCATCCATTCAGCGGCCTTGACCGCAGACGGTTTGAACTTGAGCGTGCCGTCACGTAGTTTTCTCATTTGTCTTGCAAGATCAAACAGTTGTCGCAGTCACGCCACAGGGCGATGGCCTTCTCCCAGCTGAGGCCACGGACCTGCTCCTTGGACTTCTTGTTGAAGACGCGGAACGTGCCGCCCTTGTGGTCCATGTCGTAGCCGTTGGTGTTGAAGTCGTTCTCCAG